TCCACCTCCTGCTCGTATCCCGTCTTCTCCACGTCTTCATCCAGCAGATAAATCCGCTCGCCGTCCGCCGTCAGCGCCGTGCCAGCCGCAATCGTTCGTGTGATGCCGTCCGCTTTGAAGGTGATCTTCACCCGTCCTCTGGCCGAGCTGGCGGCAAGCCTCACGCAGTTTCGCTTTTCGCCGTAGATATCCAGATAGTCGCCGACAGCGTATCGCAGCGTGTCCATTCTCAGTGCCGCGTCCACGCCCGCAAAAACCTGCACAATCATGGCCTGCACGCCGCGCAGCAGCATTTCCTTTTCGTCTCCGGGGTAGAGAATGTCGCCGCCCGCCTGAATATAGGCCAGATTCATCTCCTGAAAGATTTCCTCCGGGTCGTAGGTCAGATAGTGAATTTCCGTGTTGTCCATGTCTCATCCCCCCTTCATTCCGCAATGCCGACTTCGATGACGACTTCAAGACGCGTACTGCCGTCCGTCTGCCGCGTGGCTTTGGCCGAAACCACTTCCACATCCGGTTCCCACATCATCACGCGGTCAAGTTCGGGCAGAAGTGCCTCGTCAAATTCCTTCTGCGGCAGGTCAAAAAGTCCGTGGTTAAATCCCCTGTATCGGTCGTATGGAATTTCGCCCATGCGGCACAGCAGCAGATTTTTCGCGTTCTGCACCGTGCGGCGCACAAGGCCGTTTCCGTTGGTCAGCGAAAAATCCACGCTGTATGGGTCGTTGGTGATTTTGTATTGCGCCATATGCTCACCTGTCTTCTACAATCAATCCCTTACCCAGCGTGCTGCTCAGTTTTCTTCTGCTCGCCGCTTTTGCATTGTTTGTCATCCGCTTGATGTCGGCGCTTGCCAAACTGAACGTATTTTTCTTTTTGCTCAGCGTCAGACCGGCCGTCTTCAGGGAAAGTTCAAAATACTCCGGGTGAGACGACGCCAGCGTTTTCTTCGCTACGCTCTTCTTTTTTCCGCTGCCGCTCCGCCCAAGCTCTTCGTCCGTGGCTTCATAACCCGTGCTGGACCCGCTTTCAACCTTGTGTCCCTCGCCGCTCTCTCCGTCGAACTTGCTGCTCTGCTTCATGGTCAGCTTGACTTTGCAGCCGACCCATACGCCGCCCGCGCCGATTTGCGTTTCCGATACGCTTGCCTCGGTCAGCATCAGCTGACAGGTCATCAGTTTCGTGCCGCCGATGTAGAAATAGTCCTGTTTGCCCTGCCGCGCCTCGTCAATGAAGGTCATCGCTTCCGTGCGCACGTCAACGCCAAGAAGCCCGGAAAGCGGCAGGGCGAAGGAAACCTCTGCCGCCTTGCCCGCCTGACGGGCGACATAGCGCTGCTTGTCCGCCTCCATGTCGTCGGTTTCAATGCCCGCTTTGACCGTCAGCGTATTCAGGCTGCGCACAATCTGGGGCGTCACTTCAAAGACGTGCCCGCCCCATCTGGCAATCTCGCCCATCCGCTCACTCCTTCCACGGCGCGTCCGTCAACCCGCTTTCGCTGCTTTGCGCCAAAACAACCGGAATGGCGATTTCTTCCCCGCCCTCAAAGCGCGCCGTCCGCGCCCATTTCGGGTTGGCGTCCATCAGGTCGCAGGCGTATTTTTCGTTTCCGTAAACCGCCAGCGCGATCATGTCAAACGTTTCCCCCGCGCTGGCGGTCCAGACAAAGCCGCTCATCTGTGCCATCCGCATTCCCCCCTTATCCGTAAACCGCAATGTCCTCGCGCAGCTGTCTCGCCGTCCACCAGCGGTCAAGGCGTTCCTTGTCTTCTGCAAGCTTCTGCTCCACGCCCGTTGCGTCGTTTGCAATGATGGTCGGGCTGTATACAATCTGCGTGGGCGCGTGTCCCGCGTCCGCGTTCAGTCCGCCGCTCATGGCCAGCAGTTCCGGCCACGAAAAGCCGCTCGCCTGCCGCGCCGCGTCCAGCAGCGACGCCGTGCGCGCGCTGTGCTCTTCGGGGATTGCCCACTCCGGCCCCGCCTCGCCGAAGATGCTCGCTTCGTCCGCACGTCCGCCTTCGGCATATTTGGAAAAGGTGTTGCCCGACCCTTTTCCGCCGCCTGCAATCCCGCCCACCTTGGCGATGAGAATCCTCTGCGTAATCGGCGTTCTGAATGTGTCGGCAAGCCCCTGCTTGAGCGCCGCGCCCGCGCCGCTGTCCGTCACGTCGATGTTCTGCGTGACGGCTTCGCCGAAAACCGGTTCAATTTCGCCTTTCGCCTGATCGGCGGCTTCCTTCGCGCCTTTGATGGTGACCGTCGCGGTGATGACCGGCTCGCCTGCCGCCGCTTCTACGCTGCCCGGCTCGACGATTGGCTCAACCGTTGCGGGCAGGGTCTGCTCAGCCGTCGCTTCGCCGGGGGCTGCTTCCACGACCGGCTCAACCGTCGCGGGGATGGTCTGCTCGCCCGCCGCCGCTTCCACGCTGCCCGGCTCAACGACCGGGTCAACCTTCGCCGAAATGCGGTATTGTTCAGCGTTTTCGCCGCTTCCCAGTACCCACGCAGCCGAGCGCTGCAACCCTGCGCCGCCGAGCATCTGTCCGATTGCCTCAAGGTCGTAGTTCCGGCCAATCCAGTCAAACGCGCTGCTCAATTTGGCCTGGTCCAGCGCCTCCAAAGCGCTTCTCTGGTTAAACAGGTCGTCCGAATCTGCGCCCGCGTTGAGGCTGCTTAGATAGTCCTGAAGCGCGGGAGAAGATGCGATCGACTGCCGCGCCTTTTCTAGCGAATACTCGCCGATGGTACTGCCGATGAAGTCCGCAAACGCCTGCCGGTATTCGTCAAGGTGCAGGTCGCTTCGTCCCGGCGTCGTAAGCGCTGTGGATTTCACGCCCGACGGATTGAAAATGTTGCCGAAAAAATCATCCTCATCCACGAGGCTGGTTTGCGCGCCGTTGTTGTTGATGTAGTCCATGGCGTACAGCCTGCGGAAATAAGCCGCCGTCTGGCTGTCGCCCATGCTCTCGTAATAGGCCGCTTTGTCCAGCACGCCCTGATAGCCGCCGTAACTGGCTACCTCGTGGGCGAGCACCTGCGCCAGCTGGCTTCTTTCACTGTTCTTGCTTCCGCCTTCACCCGCGAAGTAGTTTTTTCCGGCCGTTTCGCCCAAAACCTGCGTCGCCTCTTCGGCTGTAAACTCGCCGGAAAGCACGCGGTCGGCCAGCTCGCCCAATGTGCCATAGGTGTCGGAAAGCCCGCTTTCCCGCAGCACGCTGTCCCACAGATTGTTCAGCAGCCCGTCGTAATCCGCGCTGTATTGCGCCCTGTCCTTTTCGTATTGCTGCGTGATCGCGGCCAGTCCGTCGTCCATCTGCTTCTGGGTCATCGTGCCGTTTTCGACCGAACGCCGCATCGCGCTTTCCGACGTAAAATAATGGGTCTCGTACTGGTCTTCCAGCCAGTTGAGATTTTCGTCCCGGCTGCTCTGAATCTGGCCGGCATAGTCGTACACTTCGTCAAGACCCGCCGTCTGCGCTCTGCGGAGCAGCTTCTGCATCTCGGCGTATCGGGCGTCCTCTTCGGCCAGCCTCTGCGCCTCCAGCATCGCGTCGTTCATTTCCTTGACGATGCTCTTGATGTTTGCAAGCTCTTCCGGCGTCAGATGGCCGTCCGCAAACGCGGCGGTCAGTGCCTCGCGCAGTTTTTCGCCCAGCGCCTGCGCGTTGGCCGTCGCGCCCTCGTAGCTCTCGTTCAGCGAGGCGATGATGTTGGCGTAGTTGGGGTCGTTTTCTGCAACGCCTTCGCCTCCGAACAGCACTTCAAGGTAGCTCATCGTGGACGCCGTCGAGTGGGTGATGCCGCTGAGCACAGCCTGCACCATGTCGTCGCCCAACCCCATCAATTTGGTCATGTCCTGCTCGGTCAGCTCCGCGCCCGTGAGCATTTTGGTCATCAGGTTTGAGGAAAACGTGCTGCTGGCCTCGGTGTAATCCTCCATGCTCTTCTCAAGCGCCGTGTTGTAGGCGTTTACGCTCTCATAAGCGCTGCTAAAGCTGTCCCCGATTGTCTGCACGGCGGCGCTCAGCTCGTCCTCGTCGAGGTCCATGTTGCCGAACTTCTCTTCAAGGTTCGACTTTTCAATTTCGCTTACCGCCGCCGCAATGGCGGGAAAGGCAAACGCGGCGGCGGGCGCCCCGCCGGCCCGCCGCCCCC